ATTTTGAATGAATTCCAGGGCGACTTACCTTCACCTTGATCAATGACGTAGATTCTCCCTTCTTTTTCATATCACAAATTTAATAAAAAAATTAGAGACTCTTTAACATAGCAATCATTCGTGGGCAAGGATAGATATCAGACTTGTCTTTTCTAAATGAGTTATGGCTATATACACCATTCTCCCCCTTTAATCCTCTAACTGAAATGTCCCACATGTCTTCATCACGATACGTCAGATCAATCTTATATAGTTCACCCCAATACAACATCAATTGACGTAGAGATTCGATCTGTGCGTCTGTGTATGCATGGTAATACTTACGTCCTTTGTATGGCTTCTCTAGTTCACATACCTGATCGATAGGAACCTCTCTACTCACATAGTTATAGAACTTATCACCCTTCTTAGTTAATGGACCCCAATTACATATCTCAACAGCTACACACATTGGATCGATTGACTTATAAGGAACACCCTTAGCTCTGAATATATCTTGCTTAAGGCCTAGGTGATATCCCCAATACTTTGAACTAAACGCTTGACAGATCTCTCCGTCGTATGTATCTTTTGATTGTCCCTTTCCTGAGATAACTACACATGTTGCAATGCGACCTCTATCGTCATTGTCCCACATCTTAATTGTACCCACCCCTGAGCTGTTTCCTGCTGTGTGGTGTAATACGATCATACTCTTCTTTGTCTCAGTCTTAATGTACTGAGATTCCTTCATAGGAACCTGTTTGATATTAGATGGTAACTTCATATTATCTCCATTTATCGCTCTCGCTTTTAAGACCTGTGATAAAGTCTCTAAACGATTTTAAAATATCTTTTCCGGTAACATCTTTATAACTCTCGTTCATGCTCTTAACTTCGATGAAAACAAAGAACAATGCAATAGCTTTAGTTAACAATAACTCGATTGATATGAAGTGAGATATGATGTCACCTGCGATATACTTCTCTACCAAGTAAAAGAAAAATATTGCGGCTGCATATATAAGGCATTTGATACCTGTTGCCAACATCTTCTGGCTAGTAATTATATCTCCAATCTTAGCAGTTGATCCAGCCTTACGTCTGCTTTTAATAGATCTCCAGATTCCAAAACCTAGATCAAAACCGATAGAAATTAATGCAACTGTGACTAATGGTCCGACTGGCGCAAATAGCGTAATAAAGCTTGACAAAATGATAATAGTGTTTGTTTTCATCTAAAAAATTTATATGCCCGATATAAGATATAAAGTACTACAAATATAATCAAAAAAGCCAACAGGTTGTTTAGCAGCTTCTTCCACCATGGGTACTTCTCATAATACTTAACAGGGATCTTTCTCTCCACTATTTTAGTGATGTAAACAGGATCACATTTGCCTTGTATGTATACCTTCTTTTCTTTTGGTACATACCATGTTTTAACAGTAACTCTGTCCTTAGTTAGAGTAATTGTATCAACAAGCTCTCTCAATGTTACTACAGTGTCTGTATGCACCTCAGGGATGTATAGGTTGATAGTATCATGGATGATCAATGTATCCTGAGTAAGTAGATACGGATACTTCTCAACTAGACGAGTAAAACGTTTTATTGGGCTACAACTAATCAGTAATAATAATAGTATTGTTATCAGTGCTTTCATTTTCTATAAAATTTATTCCATCGTAAAGGTAATCAATCTGTACTGTATCATCTACTTCAATACAAAGTAAATCAGTCATATAAGATGGATCTTCTACTGCAGCTATAAGATTAACTACAGTACCATTCTCAATAAGTGCGTATCTTTTATTCATTAGAAATATGTTACTACTATACAAAATCCATCACCCCCTCTACCTCCAGCACCTGAATTAGCGCCATTTGCAGAAGCTCCGCCTCCGCCACCACCAGCACCTGGTCCTCCATTTCCTCCTGTATATCCTGCAATAGTTCCTCCTGTATTACCAGCACCTCCACCACTTCCACCTAAAGCAAAAAATAAATGGGATGGATTATTTGTCAACAATGATCCATTAGCACCATTTGTAGAACTGTTAGTAAATGTTGTTATTACTTGAGCTGTATTTCCACCAACCAATCTATAACCTGCTCCACTTGTTGACGCTTCTCCTGATGTTATTCCTCCACCATATAAACCGTACATAAGAGGCCTCATTTGAACTTGCAAAATATTTCCTCCAAAAGCATTTGAATTAAATGTAGCACTACTATACGCATTACCTACTTGTTGTCCAAATACATAAGAGTTATTAAAACTATTTCCACCATTTGCAGCATTAGTTCCACCTTGACCACCTATCCCTGTATTTGTACTTACTTTTGAAGATGCGGCTGTACCTGTTCCACCAAAATAAGATGCATTACCTGCAGCTCCAAAATTTCCATTTGTATCGTTTGCCGCAATACCTAAACCTCCTACTCCTCCTGTACCTATCCAAATATTTTCAGTAGGATCTAATGTTGATGCATCAATTTTAACTGCTGTTATACTTCCTGATGATCCACCACCACCTCCATATCTAGCTGTAAGAGTAGCTCCTCTTCTACCTGATCCTCCTCCTCCAGCTCCAGAAACTAAATAAATTTCAACTTGTTTAGCTCCTGCTGGTTTAGTCCATACACCGCTTGATATAAATAATTGAGTATCAATAGGAGAAACGCTACTTCCTCCTCCACTATACTGAGGAATATTTAATGTTGATCCAACTAATGTAGCTGCACCGCTTGTTCCTGTAGTAGTTAGCGTTATTGCATTTTGTTTAGCATTCCATGTAGCTGCACTAGAAATTCGACTATCAGCCAATGTACCTGTCCAACCAAGTGTTAAACTAGTTGCTTGTAATAATGCAGTAGATGGTGATCCTCCTAGTGTAAGAGTTACGTTGGTATCATTAGTTCTTGTTAACGCAGCAGGTGTTATAGTAGGTTGTATTCCAGCCGATGATAATGATTCATTTTCCCATAATTGATTAGATGAATTATACTGAAGCAAGTCTTTATTTGCAAGAGTAGATGGATTTATATAGACGTTGTGAAGCTCATCTAGCTCCCAACCGTTCATTATCTTAACATATATCTTACCATGAACTGCATGAGCATACTCAACGTAACCCATCACGACAATATGACCTGTAAGTCCGGTAGGTTTAATGTTTGTTAATAGACCAGCGGTTGTAGGTGATAGATACAATACATCACCATCTGCCCATGTCTCACCTTGCAAACTTCCAGTTGTATTGATCTCATCAAGTTGACCTACCGTCATGATAAAACCTTCCTGATTAGTAGCAATTGTCTCAATAACTAAACCAATTGTATCAGCACTATTATTGTCAGTATTAGCCTGTGCATATGCTACCGCTAGTCTTTGACCTTGCGCACCACTTACCCTTACTGCTGTATAATTTGCTCTAGTTAATGTAGCGTTTGGAGTAACCTTGTTGACAACTCTTGCTACTAGATCAACACCGTTCTTTAAAATTACAGTACCCCCTTTTAATGTAGTCTCAGAACTACCGATGGTATTATTCCACCTTGTTGTACCAACAGTCGCTGTTCCTGTAGGGGATGTGTCTAATGTTAATTGACCAGCCTTTAACTCATATTCACCTAGATCAACATTTCCTGTTGCTCCGGTATATGGTACATAAGGACCACCGCCACCACCTGTGGTTTTTGGCTTACCGTCTGCTCCTATGATCTCTAGATGATCATATCCGAACATATTACCATTCGCGTCAACTACCTGCATCTCACAACATTTATATTAGGCATGTCTTCACCCTCAGCTATAAATGTTGTTCCTGAAATACTAGAGGTAACTGTGATATAATCGCCTTCGTTTAAAAAATATGGGAATGAATCAGTGATAGTATCACCGGCTGATAAATTGACTGAATAAACTTTCGTTGTAGTCGTCGTAGCTAATGTATATTTGAATACAGTTAATGTGTATGCAAGTGGGTTATTAAATCGCATATAACGAAGCTCAGATACGTTGTTATCAGGGGCCGTATGTATAATAGTCCCTGATGTAGATAATGTTCCTTGATTCGTAAATTGGCCGATCATTACTCTCCTTTAAGAGCTTTTAACTCATTGTACATTGCAAGAAGTTCTGCTTCCTTTTGTGCTATAAGTTCTTCTTGTGTAGGTTCGTCTACTTCGATAAACTCTACTCGGACAAGTCCGTTTTCATCGTATATTTCGTTTCTTATTTGTGCCATAATATTATTTTAATCTAATTAATGGAGCTACGGTTTGGAAAGAAGTTATGCCAGCAACTGAAGGTGCAGTTGGATATGTTAAACTACCTTGAACCCAAGCAAGAATTAATGAATTACCAATGTAGCAAACTGGCATTGCTCCTCCATTATTAGTAGTCATACCAGATATGTTAGGTCCAAAAATGTTTGAATAAATTCCAAACCAATATATAGTACCTTTAGTGAATGAAAAAGTTGTTGATATTGTTTTGCTTCCAATTGTAGATAAGTCAATGTCTGTACTTTCATACAATTTATTTTGAGGAGCATTTATTCCATCGTTAGAATAAATGAGTAATCTACAATTCGCACCTGCATTTGCACTTGTTACATTAAAAGCCAACGTTGTTGATGTAAAAGTATTGTTAGGAACATATGGAAAATATATGATTTGATTTGCTTGACAAGTGTATGAAGATAAATTTGCACTACTTATCATATTAGATGTTTCTACACCGCCAAATAAAGAACCACCACCTAATAATATAGTATGTATTCCAGATGATGTTGCTCCAATAATTTGTGCACCTGTAATTTTACGACTACCTGTAGCTCCTGTTAAAGATACCTCTAACTCATCTGTCGCTCCTAAGTTTCGACCTAATGCTGTTAGGTCATTTATTTTATATGCCATTTTTTAGTGCGTTTAGTTCTTCATACATAGCAAGAAGTTGTGCTTCTTTTTCAGCTATTAATTCTTCTTGAGTTTTAATAGTTGATTCAATAAATTCAACAGAAACTAGTCCGTTTTCATCATATATTTCGTGTCTAACTTGTGTTGTTGTCATATTAAACTGCTTTAAGTCCTATTGATGGAAAAAATGGTTGAAATTCGAAATTTAAGTTTGCTGATATAATTGTTGCTGGAGGAGATGCATATGTATATGCTGATGAAGAAAGAGATGCAAAACTCTGACCTTGTCCATCAAATCCAATAACTGGTAATGATGATTTAAAAAGACCATTTAAAGTAGCTCCGCCACCGGTTTTACTAATTACCCCTATCCAATATTTTGTACCTGCATTAAAAGTAAATGATGTACTAAATGTTTTAAATCCTGTTGTTCCACAAGAAATTGCAGTTGATGTCAAAAGATTAGTTGTTGGAATACCATTTACATCTGAATAAATCAACAATTTAACTTCCTCTCCTGTAGTCGCAGAGTAAACAAATACTGACATTTGATTTATTGAAAATGAAACTGCAGGTGAATAAGGTGCTAAATTAATACCATTAGCAGCTGGAAGAGCATAAGGACTGCCTGGATCTTGAGCTACTAATGATTGATAAGCATAACTCCCTGTTAGTGGTTTAACAACTGTATGTACACCACCTCCAGCAGCATCTGTAATTTGCTTTCCTGTAATTTTACGACTACCTGTTGCGCCTGTTAAAGATACCTCTAACTCATCTGTAGCTCCTAAGTTTCGACCTAATGCTGTTAGGTCATTTATTTTATATGCCATATCTAATCTATTATTCGTGTTTGACTATCGTCAGTAATTCGTTCCCCAAGATCGTCAGTGATCCTAGCGTTTGCAGGTATACCTCCACCAGCGGATGCAGTCTGTCCATCGACAGCTATCTCAATAGCTATTTGAATACCTATCATCATACTACCAAAGAGCTACAATGTTTGTTGCAGTTGTACCTGTAGCGAATACTCTCTTTACTTGTACCGGTAAAAATGATCCTGCCAATACACCTGTAAATGTAACATCATCGCCACCTGCTGTTAATACTCGTAGGTTCCCTGCTCCTCCAATAAATAGGACACAAGGCCAGTTAATATCACCTCCACCTACATATGGAATGTCAGCAGTATTACTTGGAGTAACGGCCGCCGCTCTCTCGGTTTGTAATTTTTGATTTGCCATCTTTTATTTTTTTGTTGACTTACCGTTCGCACCATTGCGCGCACGATTAATACTTGGTTTTTCTTTTACAAATTTACCACTTTTTGTGGAACTCATATCAGGACCTCCTTTGCCATCAATTCCAACAGCACGACGAGCCTTTGTATGTGCCGCTCTATATGACTTTCTTTCTTCTGTAGAGTTCAACTCACGCTGATATTCTCTCCTCTTCTCCGCTGCCTTCGGATTGCTCGCGTAGTACTTCGACGTCTTGCTTTGTCCCATAAAATATTCTATTTACTAATAACCCAGGATCGTTCCACGCTTCTTGTCTAGCTCCACAACCGCAGTCCTCTCCAACTAATTTATCTAGTCGGGTAGCTTTAGTAATGGCAGCGACCGTGTCACCAAATCCCTTATGTCTTTTTATAATGATCACCCTTTTTTCCACTTAGTGCTAGGAGATGCAGTCTTACTTGGTGACCACTTAACTTTGTCAGCCCAATATGCAGCACTCATCTTACCCTTTGAAATGTTCTTAGCATGTCGACTCTTAAAAGCCTCACGCTGACCAGCCGTCTGATTGGTCTTAACACCCTGTTGACCAAAACGAATAAGCTTCACCTCATCACCGGACTTGGCTACCACAACGTGGCTCTTCGTCGGATGACTTGGCGTTCTTTTAGGTTGATTGTACCCACTAACGCCTGCTCGTTCTAGTCTCGGGTCTTTCATTTCTTTTTCATTTTTGCCAATGCGGCTTTCATTCCGTACTCTTTGATCATCTCTTTCTTGCCTTCTTTTTTCTCATGTTTTACCATTGCGGCTTTAGATGCGTACTTCTCTCCGGTCTTCTTCTCAACCATTGATTTGCTTTTTGCTTTCATAAAGTGTAAATTTGTTTCTACAAATATAATAAAATGAAACCAAAAATAACAATGGTCAAGCGCAGAAGGCGCAGAAAAAATGTATATCAAGGCCGAGAGACCGAGTGGAATTTCATGCAGCATTGGACAGTTATACGAAAATGGGCCGTTCTAAACTATGAACTTAAAAGCACAGCCGACCTAGAGATATTAATGCACCTATACTCACGCAAACTATTTACCTTACCCGAATGCTATCAATGGGCAAAGTTTATGTCTTGGGATCGACATCGTTTTAATAGACTGCTTGCTGAAGGTTGGATACATGTTTGGAGAACTCGTAGTTTAGGTGAGTCAGCCATGTATGAACTGACACATAAGGCAAAGAAGATGATTACATCGGTATACAAGAAAATGACAGGGGCCGAACCAATACCGGAATCGTCAAGACGAAATAAGGCGTTCAGAAAGAACGCCCCATTCGCACAAAAAACATTAGCTAACGCTATTCGATCATTTAATCAAGAACACAAACAACGTCCTTCTCTTGGATCAGATAGAAGCGAGTTTCTCCTATAAATACATCATGGCCTGCCACCTTATCAAATAGGATGGTGTCCCCTGCCTTAATATCTAAGACATTAGTGCCAGGCTCCACGATGCGAGCTTTGTGATATCTTAAATCGTCAGAGTCTTCTCCCGAAAGAAGTAACCCTGACTTTGTTTCCTTTTGCTCGATGATCTTGTCGATCAAGATGAACTTATTTAGTACCTTCATAGTCTCTTACGTTTGTGATGATTGAACTTGTGCTCATGATTGTCGTAGCGACTGACACGGCGTTTAATAAGGCGTTCTTAGTAACTTTAGCCGGGTCAATGATGCCAAGCTTCATCATGTCGCCATACTGCTCTCCCTTGACATCGTAGCCCTCATTCTCGAAAGGTAACATGCCTGAGATAATCTCCTCGTCATCTTTACCAGCGTTCGTGATAATCTGAGCCATAGGAGCTGCTAGTGCATACTTCATAATAAGGCTAGCCTTTGAATTACCAGGCAAACTCCTAGAGAAATGCATTAATGCCGATCCACCACCTGGAAGAATCCCCTCCTCTTTAGCAGCCCTTACCGCACACACAGCATCGTCAATCCGATCCTTCTTCTCCTTCTGCTCAATGTCGCTCAATGCACCAACATATATCACGGCAACACCGCCCGATAGGTTGGCAACTCGCTCGTTTACGAAGTCAATCTCGTTCTTGTCTGTTATATCAGCAGTAGACTGTTTTAGCGTCTCTATATGACTCTCTACTGCCGAAGATGTCTCGGCAGTTGGAATGAAGATCGTATTGTCCTTACCTACAACTACCCTCGATGCTACACCTAAGTCAGCCAATGTGATTAATGACAAGTCATCGCCAGTATTCTCACTGAAATATGTTCCACCCAATGCAATCGCCAAGTCGTCCAATAGATCTTTCTGACGGTAACCAAATGATGGAGGAAGAATATTACATGCCTTGATTTTACCCTGAGCAACGTTCATGTTTAACGTAGCCAAAGCATTTGCACCTAACTCACCGATGATTAATAAAGACTTTCCTTGAGATACAATTGGAGCCAATATCTTCTCCAAGTTCATTAAGTTATTTATCTCATGATCGCTTATCAATATGTATGGATTCTCCAACACACACTCCTGACGTTTGTGGTCGTTGATGAAATACTTCGACGTCATACCACGCTCGATACGCATACCTTTCAACACGTCAACATATGTGTTGGTTGTTTGACTATTCTCCACAGTAACCATGTCAACCTGACTGAATGCATCACCGATCATCTTACCGATCTCCTTATCGTTATTCGCAGAGATTGATGCCACGTCATAAAGCTTCTTACCGGTAACTTTCTTACTCATCTTGTCAATTTTCTTGACGATATCAGTAGTAATGTCGTTCATCTCACGAATTACCTCAGTCACATTATCATCCTCCTCAAGATGAATGTCAGCAGCGTCGATAATAGCCTCAGCTAACACGATTGATGTCGTCGTTCCGTCACCTGCAACCGTCGCAGTACGCTCAGCTGCCTGACGCATCATGATCACAGCCAAGTTCTCCACCGGATCCAACAGGTTGATCGACTTAGCGACCGTCACACCGTCCTTTGTTACTGTAATACCCCCGATATGGTTCTCTGATTCAATGAGTACCGTGCGTCCGCGCGCACCTAACGTACTTTTGACTGCTCCGGCAATCGTCTTGATCCCCTTTTTGAGCTTTTTTTGGCCCTCAGAGGCCTCTAATACTTGTTTTACTACCATTTTATTTGATTTTAGACACAAAAATAGTAATAATTTGCCGTATATTTGATAAAATTTTAATTATGGCATACATAGAGCACAATTTTTTCCCATTAAAAGTATTTGTAAGGAATGAATACATGTATCAACACACCAAAGGACATGGTGAACTAACACCAGGAGTTATTATATCAGTTAGATGTATGCCAGGACAAGCAGCATTGTTCCAAGTACTACTAGATAATGGGGTGCTTAGAGATAAATTACCAAGTCATGCACTATTGCATGAGCCTGAGATGCCTAATCCAGACCTTCCGTTCCATTATTTGCAGATATGGAACTGCTTCTCATACAACTTTACACTACTACACCTATCTTACCTATACGATACAAGAGTAGAAGTATTTATGAAGGATCATAAGTTCTATCCAGGTAGTTACTACGCTACAATTAACTGGGGGTCTAATGATCCAAATACGGACCTATCACTAGCAGAAGATCCACTAGAGCATAAGTCACACCATATCATCCTACTTGACAACGGTCAGATTGCCCTACAGCCAAATAATCGTATCAAATGGTCTGAGCCTAGCTTTGTAACTAAACCATTCCCTGAACGACCTGACTATATGGTCAACAAAGACTACTATAACTGTGAGGGATTTGAGAAGTGGCAGACCGAAGACTCCGAGCGAATGTTTTATGATAATGAATAAGTAGTTATAAAATTAAGGCTATAGACTTAAATGTAAAGAAATAAGGGTAAACTATATGTGAAAAATACTTAAAGTAAGGGTAAAATTGTAAAAATTCATGCAGATAATCGGTGAAAATCCGATTATGTCAAGTTTATGCGACAAAAAAAGGGCTACCTTTCGATAGCCCCTATGATATGTAAATTATTGATTTACCTGATTATATTGAAAACCACCTGTCTTAGATTTCTCTAATTCAGCTCGTCTTTTTGATGTTTTCTCACCAATTGCTTGTAATTTGTTTTTCATATTATTTCGGTTGTTTGCATTATCTTCAGACTCTCTATAATCTTTAATGATGTTACCCTTATAATTTTTATCATTGAAAAACTTAACACCGCCTTTACCTTTGAAGTCATAAACTTTCTTAGCAAACTTCTCAGCTTTACGAGATTGGCGAATTTCAGATGTCATAGCAGCTTTACCCATTGAACGAGTATCAGAATCAGGTTGCTTTCTATATTCAGCTCTTATTGATTTGGCTTCCTTTCTGTAAGCTTTGATATCTTTAGGAGTCATATCCAAAAAAGAATCGCCTGTTGCAGTCTGCCCAGCATATGCCTTAAATTGTTTCTCTTCTTTTTTGTAACCCTTAGGAGCAAACTTTCTTGCAAGATGAACATTCTCTACAGTTAATTTATTACGACCAGTCTTTATGTTTTTTCTAACTGTAGCCGTATAATCAACACCTAAAAGACGGTGATCATTTTTTAAATTAGACTTAGCTGTCTTGCCTCCAATAGGCTTAGGAGGATTAACAAACTTTTCTGGAGCCGGAGCTTCCTCTCTAGTCTTAATTGTTCTCTTAGCTATTTTAATAGGTTCAGGCTTACGAATAGGCATTCTATCCATAATCTCTGGAACTATTGGCTCAGGTCTTTTAGTAGGAGCGATAGGTTTTTTAGACTTACCCTGGTATGCTTCAACATCTTTAAGACTTTTTGAGCTTTTTGGAATGTCAGCCCATTCTAAATCTAATGCATCAGGATTATCAGATTTTCTAATCGTATTAAACTCAGACAATTCAGTAGGATTTAATCTGCGAGTACCTGACTTACCACCTTCGAACATACGATAATTGTATCCGCCAGAGGCTCCCTTCATTTCCTCATCATATTTTTTCTTTTGTGACTGATAAGACTTCAACTCATTGTCGTAGTTCTTATAAGCTTTGTAATCCTGATCATACTTATCCCACTCCGCTTGGTTGGATAATTTAGGTGGATTTTTTGGGTCTGCCCATTGAACCTTATTAGGTGTACTAACAGGTGTTTTCTGTGGGGGGGTTGTCATTTTGGTCAATCGACCTGTTCTCATTCTGGCCATTCTAGCACTATTTTTAGGATTAATAAATTTATGTGTAACTCATAAGAGTCCAAAAGATCGTCCGGTCGGTAGAACTCAAAGCCTACATTTAAACCATACGGTATTCTGTTCTCTATATAGATGTTCATGGTTTCATGTGTCTCTTTCTAACCTTTGGCTCGTACTCTCTACCTACCTTGCTTTTTACTATCATAGAGATAAGAGGTCTCTTGGTAGTCTCATTAGTCAA